TCAATGCGAATGGTGGTACTTACATCTTCTTGGCAATTGCATAAATAAACAGTTAGAGATTTTCAATCTAACAACCGAACATCAAGGTATTATAAATGGCAAATTTTAGAATCAGAGAAACAGGTGAAGTTGTTTCACAAGGCGAGCTCCGCCGTAGACATTGGAACACATCATTCCCAGCCGTATGGGACCAAGGTGTATTTGAACACATTGGTATTGACCCAATCTTTGCAGCACCGAAACCAGAAAATACTGACCCACTTAAAACAATTCGACAGAACGGTGTCGTACAAGATAGTAATGGAAATTGGGTTGATAATTATGAGGTTGTTGATATGTTCGCAGACACCACATTTGAAGGTGTCACAACAACTAAAGCTCAACATGAAGAAACCTTTATGGCAGCTCGCAATGCAACTCAATGGACCGCAATCCGTTCAGACAGAGATAATCGTTTGAAGGATACTGATTGGGTTTCTATTCGTGCAGCTGATACTGCCACTCCAATGTCAGCTGAATGGGCTGCGTATCGCCAGGCATTAAGGGATATTACGACTCAATCTGACCCATTCAATATTACTTGGCCAACCAAACCCTAATAAATAAAGCAATATGGCATACATTGGAAATCTACCCACATCAGCAACCTTTGCTATTGACTCCTTTAATGGTGACAATAGTACAGTCAACTTCACCTTGCGTGAAGCACCAGTAACCACTAGCTCTATTCTTGTGTTCGTTGGTGGTATTCGCCAACATACAGATACATATTCTTTATCTAGTACGACACTCACATTCTCAGAAGCACCTCCAACAGGTACAAACAATATTCAAGTATTGTTCCTTGGACTTGGTGCTAGTCCACATATTCCATCAGACTTCTCTGTATCTACAATTAAGATTCAGACCAATGCTATTACTGGTGACAAGATTGGCCTAACAGCTATCACATCCAATCTAATTGCATCAGCTGCTGTGACTGGCGACAAGATTGGCCTAACAGCTATCAACGCAAACAACATCGTTGACGGAACAATTACAAACGCAAAACTTGCATCACCAGGTGCAACAACAGGAAAGGCAATAGCTATGGCTATTGTATTCGGAGGATAAAACTAAATGGCCGCACCTAATATTGTCAACGTATCGTTGATTAATGCAAATTCAAACAACATGACCTTGTCCACTACAAGTGAGATTGGTTTGCTTAGCAATCCAGCTTCAAGTGGTAAAGTTTATAAAATTAATACCATCATGGTAGCAAACAGAGAGACTAATGCTAATGCTGTTACAGTAACAGTTAACGTCTACACTGGTGCTGCATTGACTGGTTCAGGATTCCCAATTGCACAAGCAATCTCAGTTCCAGGTAATGCTTCTTTGATTATCATTGATAAATCAACGTCATTCTATTTGGAAGAAAACGAATCTATTGGTATTAAATCCGGGACTTCTAATGGCCTTGCCAGTTTGATTTCTTGGGAAGAAATTTCTTAAGCAATGGGACTTCGATATACGGGCGGGATTCTCTCAGCCGGTTTAAACGGCATTAACTACCCTGTCACAACGGTGGAGTACCTTGTCGTGGCTGGCGGGGGTTCTGGTGCTGGTGTTACTGGTGACACAAATGGATGTGGCGGTGGTGGTGCGGGTGGGTTATTATCTGCTACTGGATATGCTGTAACTATTGGTTCTGTAATTACTATAACCATAGGTGCGGGTGCGGCTGGCTCTACAAGCGTTGGCGCACAAGGTGCAAATTCAAGCATTGCTGGTGTAACTACCATAACATCTATTGGCGGTGGTGCTGGCGGTCGTTATAACGATTCTGGCGGTGCTGGTGGCAATGGCGGCTCTGGTGGTGGCGGTGGAAGTAACGGAACGGCTGGAACTGGAACAGCAGGTCAAGGTTTTAATGGTGGCTCTTCTTCAAGCGGCACAAATGGTGGTGGTGGTGGGGGTGGCTCTGGAAGCATTGGAATTGCTTTAACAGGCGCATCAACCATACCTGCTGGTAATGGTGGAACAGGAACAGCATCCTCTATTTCTGGCGCACAAATATTTTATGCGGGTGGTGGTGGTGGTGGCTCTTACTATACAACTGGTGGATTAGGTGCGGCTGGTGGTGGAAATGGTGGTGCGTATGTATCATCTACTGAAGCTTCACCAACAACTGGATTAAATAATTCTGGCTCTGGCGGTGGCGGTGTGTCTGGTAGAACTAGCAAATCTGGAGCCGCAGGCGGCTCTGGCATAGTCATCATCCGCTACCCATCTTACTTAGCTCCTGCTACATCAACAACTGGATCACCAGAAACATACACAACAGGCGGCTGGCGTGTGTACAAGTTTGTTGCCAGCGGCACAATTACATTCTGAGGATATATGGCACAAGGTATTTTTACACTCAGACAAGTTGTTCAAGCCATTCGTCAAGGCGCATGGTCAATATATAACGCACCTCAATTTGTAGAGTATCTTGTTGTTGCTGGCGGCGGTGGTGGAGGTGCTTCGTATACTGGAAAGGGTGCGGGTGGTGGAGCAGGTGCTGGTGGTTTGTTGACGGGTATTGTTCCTGTTGTGGCTGGAACTTCTTATACTGTTACCGTTGGCGGCGGCGGTGCGGGGTCCACAAGTTGGACATCCGCAGGAGTATCTGGAGATAACTCTGTATTTGGTTCTATTACTTCTACAGGTGGTGGAGGTGCTGGAAGTGCTGGAAATATTAATGCGTTATCAGGTGGTTCAGGTGGTGGAGCTGAAGGTGAAGAAGCTAAATCAGGTGCGGCAGGAATTTCTGGCCAAGGAAATGCTGGAGGGTCTACAAATGGCTCTGCTGGTTCAGCAGGGGGTGGTGGTGCAGGAACTGTTGGAATGGGCTCAACATCAACAGGTGGTGGAAATGGCGGCGCTGGAATAGCTAGTGCGATTAGCGGGACAGTAACTGCTTACGCTGGCGGAGGTGGTGGAAGCGTCTATGGTGCTGGAACTAACTTTGGTGTAGGCGGAGCTGGTGGTGGTGGAACAGGTGTTGTTCAACAAACAAATGGTGGTGCTGGTACTGTTAACACAGGAGGTGGCGGGGGCGGTTCTGGTGGAAACGGAGTAAATAATGGCGGCGCAGGCGGTTCAGGCATCGTAATAGTCAGATACCCCGGCTCTGTGCAGTTTTACACTGGTGGAGCTGTTACGTATGCGGCAGGAAACATTGTTCACACATTTACATCTTCTGGAACATTAGCGCCTACTACACCTACAAACCTGCTTACGGCTAATGTATTTGTATTCTTCTCTTCAGGCACATGGACGGCTCCCGTGGGCGCTACACAGGTTCAATACTTGGTAGTTGCTGGTGGCGGTGGTGGCGGTGGTTTATATAACAATGGCGCAGGCGGTGGTGGCGGTGCAGGAGGATTGCTTACTGCAACTGGAATGTCAGTAACTGCTGGTACAACCTATACCGTTACTGTGGGTGCGGGCGGCTCGGGTGGTGGTCCAAGTACAAATGGAGCAACTTCTGTATTTAATGGCATAACTTCTACTGGCGGTGGTTCTGGAGCAACATTTACAACAACTACTGTTGCCGCCGCAATAGGCGGATCAGGTGGCGGTGGTGGTGGTCAAGTTGCTTATATTACTGCGGCTGCAGGCACGGCCGGCCAAGGTAATGCTGGCGGTGGCGGAAATCAAAGTTGGGGTCATGGTGGAGGCGGTGGTGGCGCATCTGCGGGAGGACAAGCTGGGAGTGCTTCTGGAACTGGTGATGGCGCAGGCGGTGCGGGTACATCATCAAGTATTACAGGAACTTCAATTACCTATGCAGGCGGTGGCGGTGGCGGTGCGATTTTGAATCTTGGTACTGGTGGTGTAGGCGGCGCAGGCGGTGGTGGCGTAGGCGGTACTACTGGAGTTGGTACTAACGGAACTTCTGGCCTTGGTGGCGGTGGTGGCGGTGGTGGTCAAAACAGTACTACTGGTTTTGCAGGCGGCAACGGCGGCTCTGGCATTGTGATTATTAAATGGAGTTGAAATGAGTAATTTATTAGGCGGATTTCTTTCTGCAACCTTTAACCCGCTGTCTGGTGCGCCTACGACTGTTGAATATCTAGTGGTCGCTGGCGGGGGTGGTGGTGGTGGAAGCCCTGCTAATCAAGCAGGTGGTGGCGGAGGCGGTGCTGGTGGTTTATTAACTGCCGCTAATTTTGTTGTGGGTACTGGAACTGCTTTAACAATTACTGTAGGTGCTGGCGGTGTTGGAGGTGTGGCATCGGTTATTCCAACAAATGGTTCTAATTCTATTTTTAGTTCCATAACATCAACGGGTGGTGGTGCTGGCGGTTATAAAGACACAACACACGTTGCTGGTGCTTCTGGTGGTTCTGGTGGCGGTGGTACAGGTGGCTCACCCGGACAAGCAGGAGGCGCAGGAACATCAGGTCAAGGTTTTGCTGGTGGTGCGGCAAACCTTTCATCAGGCGCTGGTGGGGGTGGGGGTGGTAGCGGGTCAGTTGGAATTGCCGGAAGTACAACGGGTGGCGGCGATGCCGGAACTGGAATCGTTTCTAGCATAACTGGCAGTCGAGTTTTATATGCTGGTGGCGGTGGCGGTGGTAATTACAATCAAACTACTGTTGCGCTAGGTGTGGCTGGTGGTGGAAATGGCGCAAATAACACAACCTTTACTGGAATATCTGGCGTTGTAAATACTGGCGGTGGTGGCGGTGGTGGTACTGTAACTGGAGCTACAAGAGGAAACGGTGGCGCAGGTGGCTCTGGCATCGTAATCATTCGTTACCCTGCAACACAATCAGCACCAACTGCAACAACTGGTTCACCGCAAATCAATTACGCAGATGGTTATCAGATATATACATTCACAAGTAGTGGAACAATTACTTTTTAATTAGGAGATAAAATATGGCACATTTTGCTAAAGTAGAAAACGGTGTAGTGACTTCGGTCATTGTTATCGACCAAGAAACATTGAACACAGGACATTGGGGTGACCCAGCATTGTGGGTTCAAACCAGTTATAATACTTCTGGTGGAGTTCATTCACAAGGTGGAACACCGCTGCGTAAAAACTACGCAGGTATTGGTTACACATACGATTCAGTTCGTGATGCATTCATTCCACCAAAACCATATGCTTCATGGGTTTTGAATGAAGACACTTGCCAGTGGGGCGCACCGACAGCTATGCCTGTAGTTGAAGGCAAACGCTTTAACTGGGATGAGCCAACATTGTCATGGGTTGAAGTAACACAAGAAGCTTAAGATGCCTCAATATAACGGCATCTACACGCTGTCTCAGGTCAGCCAAGCCATTAAGGACAACAACTGGACAGGACTGCCTCCGCAGAATGTGGAGTTTTTGGTCGTTGCTGGTGGTGGTGGTGGTGCAATATCTGGTGGCGGTGCTGGGGGGTTACTTGCGGGTTTTTCTGGTGTATCTGCTGGTACTCAATTGTGGATAACTGTAGGCGGTGGCGGTGCTGGGGGTGTTAATAATGTTTCAACTGCCGCAACAATTGGGTTTAATTCTGTTTTAATTGCCACAAGTTCAGGTGCATACACAGGCAATATTGTTGCTTCAGGTGGCGGCCGAGGTGCAACTGCCAGTAACACAACAGGTGTTGCTAATGGTGGTAATGGCGGCTCTGGTGGTGGTGCTGGCACAGGAAACGCTCCACAATTTGGCGGTAGTGGGGTGTCTGGACAAGGCAATGATGGTGGCAATCTTGGTAATTCAGGTGGTGGCTCATACCCTGCCGCTGGTGGAGGTGGTGCGGGAACTATAGGTTTAGGCTGTGTGGCGAGTCCCGTATCAACTTCTGCTGGTGGAAATGGGGGAGCAGGTATTGCTTCATCTATTTCAGGCTCCGTTGTTACTTATGCTGGCGGTGGCGGTGGCGCTTGCTACTATATGAGTGGCGCTGGCGGTAGCGGTGTGGGCGGTGCAGGTGGTGCTGGCGGCGGTGGTGCTGGTGGCGCAACTGGAACTAGTGGAACTGCAAATACAGGTGGCGGTGGCGGCGGGGCGGATGGGGCTATTGGCACAACTCAAGGTGGTAATGGCGGTAGCGGTATCGTCATCCTCCGCTATCCAGACACATTTAGAGCCGCAACAAGCACAACAGGTTCACCAACGATTACAACAGCAGGTGGCTTTAGGGTCTACCAATTCACAGCCTCTGGTTCTATTACTTTTTGAAATCGTGCTACACTAAATACCATAAAGAATAACAAGAGAATAAAAATATGGCACTCTCAAAAATCATAGCAGCAAGTATCACATCGAATGTAATCTCATCAGCACTCATTGCTAATGGTGAAATTACTTTTGCTGATATTGCAAACAACACAATCACTGGTACACTTATTGCATCAGAAACAATTACTGGTGATAAGCTTGCTACTACAATAACAACAGGTAATGTTAACTTATTTGGTGCAACTAGTTTCCTCAGTACAGTATTTGAATCAGCCAATGTCACAACTTTAATGGGTGCTAATACAACCATTAATATATCTGCACCACTTGTTGTCTTTACTGCTAACTCATCTGCAAACAGTACAGTTAACTTTACAGGTCTTGCTGGTATGCCAGTGGGTAATACTGCATCATTTACTATTATTAATCCAAATAGTTCTACTCCAAAATACATTAGTGCATATCAGATTGATGGTAGTGCAACAACTGTAAAATGGGCCGGCGGTGTACCACTTGGTGGCACATCGGCAAACACAGACATATATTCATTTAGTATTATCAAAACTGCTGCAACACCAACATACAATGTGTTTGCATCTGTACAAAGCTTCTTTTAATTATGCCATTATTTCGAAAATTTGTTGGGTTCTTTAAAACGGCCGGCGTTGCTCTACGAAAACGATTGTTGGGTGGTCCGGCTATTCCTTTTGTTGAGGATGTATTTAGCACATTCCTTTACACAGGCAATGGCGGTAGCCAAACTATTACCAATGGAATTGACTTGTCTGGTAAGGGTGGATTGGTTTGGGCTAAAGCAAGATCAAGTGCTATTCGCAATTCGCTGTTCGATACTTCACGAGGAGCACATTATCAATTAACTACTGACGATACCTCTACAAGTACAAATGCTTTTATTGGTGATACAGCTGTATCGTTTAACAACAACGGCTTTACAACAGGAAGTTTTGCAAACACGAACACCAATGACGTAACCTATGCTTCATGGACATTCCGCAAGCAACCAAAGTTCTTTGACATTGTGACTTATACAGGAAATGGAACGTCACAAACCATTTCACATAACCTTGGTTCAACACCGGGTAGCATTTTTGTTAAACGTACAAACCAAGATGCAAATTGGATTGTTTATCATATAGGTTTGCCAACTCCTAACAGTGTCCACATAAAATTAAATTTGACCAACTCACAAGATGGCAATAACGATATGGTTAACGGCACATCTTCCACAACTTTTTCAGTTGGTTCAGAGGTTGCTGTTAACGCATCTGGCGGCACATACGTAGCCTACCTATTCGCCCACAACGCAGGAGGCTTTGGCCTAACGGGTACAGACAATGTGATTTCGTGTGGAGCATATACTGGAACAGGCTCACCACTTAATGTAACTTTAGGCTACGAACCGCAATGGGTTCTTGTTAAAAAAGCAAGTGCTTCAGGCGATTGGATTTTAATGGACACCATGCGTGGTATGTCCATAACTACATCTCAATGGCTATACCCAGCTAGCACATCCTCTGAATCTGCGTCTGGCACACAACTAAACCCAACTGCCACAGGATTTACTGTTACATCTACTGGTTCAGGTTTAAATGGTGGTGGTGCTACCTATATCTACATAGCGATTCGTAAAGGCCCGATGAATGTGCCTACTGTGGGGACTAGTGTGTTTTATCCACAAGCCATTGCACAAGCAGATTCTCCTG